CGCTGGTGGGCAAGCCCGTGAAAGCGTTCATCTACCAAGACCACGACGCGCACATTGCGACCCACCAGTCGTTCATGCAGGACCCACAGATCATGGCGTTTATCGGGCAGAACCCAGCGGCGCAGCAAATCATGGGGGCGCTGATGGCTCACGTTGCGGAGCATATCGCGTTCTCGTACCGACAGCAGATCGAGAATGCACTGGGCGTACCGTTGCCAGCGCCAAACGCCGAGCTGCCCGAAGAGTTGGAAGTTAAGTTGGCTAGTATGATTGCCGAGGCTGCGCAGCAGAACACCCAGCAGAAACAAGCCGCCGCCGCGCAGCAAGCCGCTCAGCAGCAGGCGCAAGACCCGATCATGCAGATGCAGATGCAGGAGCTGCAGCTCAAGGCCGCGGAGCAGCAGCGCAAGGGGCAGAAAGATCAGACCGAAATGGCGCTTGGGGCAGCACGCTTGCAGCTTGACGCAAGAAAGGCGAAAAGCACCGAGGCACTGGAGGCGGCTCGCATAGCCGCAATGACTGACCAAGCGAATGCCAAACAAGATTTGGATGAGGCGCAGGCCATCATGGCGTTGGCACGAGAGACATTCGGGGAGTAACACACCATGGCTAAAACCGTCTTTGACGTGCTGGATACGAAACTCGCTGATATACAGCGAAGCCAAGAAGATTTTGTTACGCAGGGTGGGGCAAAAGACCACGCTACGTACCGAGACGCGTGCGGAGTGATCCGGGGTCTAGCCCTCGCACGGCAGGAAATACGTGACCTTGCGAAAAACCAAATGGAACATGACGATGATTGAAAAAACTGCAGCAATGCTGGAGCTGGAGCAACAGCGTAAAGAAAAGATTGAGCAGGAAGAGCGAGCGAGAGAAGCCATGGAGCAGGCGATCCCGAAACCTACGGGGTATCACGTGCTGATTGCCCTGCCCAATATCGACGAGACGTTTGGAGAGTCTGGGCTCGTAAAAGCCGAGAAAACCGTCCGCGACGAGTACATCTTGTCCACTATTGGACTGGTTTTGGACTTGGGTGGGCAGGCTTACAACGACAAAGAGCGTTTCCCTACGGGCGCATGGTGCAAACCGGGTGACTACGTAATGTTCCGTGCCAACACCGGCACGCGCTTTAAAATAGGTAGGCAGGAGTATCGTTTGATGAACGACGACTCCATACAAGCAATCGTACCCAATCCGAGAGCAATATCTCGTGCATAAGGAGTGAGCTATGCCCATGCAACAAGTAGAGTTTGAGTTTCCGGACCCAGACAAAAAAGTGGCGATGGAAATAGAAGTAGAGGTTCCGCAAGAAGACAGCCCCCTAGAGGTAGAAGGCGCGGTTGGCCGAGAGCCGTTGGTCACCAAAAAGAAGAAAAAGGCTGAAGACGAATTTGAAATTGAAGTGGTGGACGACACCCCGGAGAAAGACCGGAATAAAAAAGCGTCGGCTCCACCTGAAGAAGTTACCGACGAGGAACTGCAAAACTACTCGGATAAGGTAAAGAAGCGCATTCAGCACTTCAGCAAAGGATTCCACGACGAGCGCAGGGCCAAAGAACAGGCGCTACGTGAGCGGGAAGCCCTTGAGCAGTACGCTCGGCAGCTGTTGGAGGAAAATCGCGGGCTGAAAGGTTCTGTAGATAAAGGCCATAACGCTCTAATCGAGTCTGCGAAAAAGCAGGTTCAAGGGGAGCTGCAAGCGGCCAAACACAAGTACAGGGAGGCGTACGAAGCGGGTAATACCGACGCTATTTTGGATGCTCAAGAAGCCCTTAACGCGGCACAAATCCGAATAGACAAAGTAGCTAGTCTGAAACCAAGGGACGCTTCTGACACGGCGACTTTACAAACAGCTGATAAAACTGTACAACAACGCCAAACAGCCCCTACGGCTCAAGCAGCAAGAGACGAAAGAGCTGAAGCATGGCGAGCTGAGAATACGTGGTGGGGCAGCGACGACGAGATGACCGCGCACGCGCTGGGCTACCACAGCACACTGGTAAAAGACGGGATTAACCCCCGATCCGATGAATACTACGCGAAGATAAATGCGCGTATGCGAGAAAAGTTCCCGGAAAACTTCGACGAAGACTACGGGGAAGAGCCAGAAAAACCGGCAAGCAGAAAAGCTACCAATGTGGTTGCACCCGCTACGCGGAGCACAGCCCCTAAAAAGGTAAGATTGACGGAATCGCAGGTAGCGATTGCTAAAAAACTCGGGGTTCCACTGGCTGATTACGCCAAACAGGTTGCGAATTTAATGAGGAAAGCATAATGGCTGAGAATAGACTTGATAGAGAGTTGGAAAAACGTGAGCGAGTTCAGCGCAAATCAGCGTGGAAACGCCCAGAAGTTCTGCCCTCACCTAACCCCCAACCGGGTTATGTATTTCACTGGGTGCGAGTTAGCACGCAGGGTCAGGCTGATGCTACAAATGTTTCCTCAAAACTGCGTGAAGGTTGGGAACCCGTACTGGCTAAGGACCACCCCGAGATTTTCCTGATGGGCGTTGAGAACGAGCGCTTTAAGGATAATGTTGTGATTGGCGGTCTGCTGCTATGTAAAGCACCAGAAGAGTTGATTGCGGAGCGAAGTGCCTACTACGGCAACCAAACCCAATCCCAGATGCGTGCTGTGGACAGCAACTTAATGCGTGAAAATGATCCGAGGATGCCGCTGTTTAGCGAGCGCAAGTCTTCGGTAACTTTTGGTAAAGGATAATTTTAGGAGTTTATCATGGCTACAACTGCCGCACCCTACGGGCTTCGTCCCGTTAAGCGCGTAGATGGGATGCCCTACGCGGGCGCTTATTCTACGTTTTTGATTGATCCGGCTGGCGTTAACACCAACATCTTCTACGGAAGCGTGGTGTACGTTAACGCTAACGGCTACATCGCCATCGTCACCGGTACCGGTGCAGACGCTACCACCAATGACTGGCCTACCGGCAGTACCAGTGTTACCGGCGGCATCGGTGTATTTGTTGGCTGCAGCTTCATCAACGGTCAGGGTCAGCTGATTTTCAGTCAGTACTACCCTTCTGGTACTACCGGCGTGGTACAGGCTTTCGTTGTGGATGACCCTATGGTTCTGTTCCAAGCTCAGCTTGACGGCACTGCCACACAGGCAGCTGTTGGCGCAAACACGTTCTTCGCTGCTGCTCAAAGTACTTCTACTGGTAATACAACTACCGGTAACTCTACGAGCGCTCTGGATGCAACGCTTGTTACTGTGCCCGCAGCTTTCCGTATTTTGGGCTTTGCTTCACCAGTTTCAGACGCGTTCCCGGACGTTCTGGTTAAAATCAACCTCGGCTTCCACAGCATGACTGTGAACACCGGAATATAAGGAGTAGGCGACTATGGCTATTTCACGCGCTCAGCTACTCAAAGAACTGCTTCCGGGGCTCAACGCCCTGTTCGGTCTTGAGTACGCAAAGTATGGTGAAGAACACGCTGAGATTTTTGAAACTGAAAGCTCAGATCGTTCCTTTGAAGAAGAAACAAAGCTGTCAGGCTTTGGCGCTGCCCCGGTTAAAAACGAAGGCGCTGCTATTGCTTACGACAACGCGCAAGAAGCATTTACTGCGCGGTACACGCACGAAACCATCGCAATGGGTTTCTCTATTACTGAGGAAGCCATGGAAGATAACCTGTATGACTCACTGTCTACTCGTTATACCAAAGCGTTGGCTCGTGCCATGGCGTACACCAAGCAGGTTAAAGCTGCTGCCGTGCTGAACAACGCATTCTCGGGTTCTGGCGTAACCTACGGTGACGGTAAAACTTTGTGCGCTACCGACCACCCGCTGGTTTCTGGCGGCACCAACAGCAACACTCCGGCAACTGCCGCAGACCTGAACGAGACTTCTTTGGAAGCCGCCGTAATTCAGATCGCTGGGTGGGAAGACGAGCGTGGCCTGCTGATCGCTGCCAAGCCCCGTAAGCTGGTTGTTCCTCCAAGCCTGATGTTCGTTGCAACTCGTTTGCTCGAAACTGAACTGCGTGTAGGCACTGCTGACAACGACCTGAACGCGCTGAAGAGCAACGGTTCCATCCCCGAAGGTTATACAGTCAACCACTACCTGACTGATACCAACGCGTGGTTCCTGATGACTGACGTGCCTAACGGTCTGAAGCACTTCGTACGTACGCCGATGCAAACTTCAATGGACGCCGACTTTGACACGGGCAACGCTCGTTACAAAGCGCGTGAACGTTACAGCTTTGGGGTCAGCGACGCTCTGGGTATCTTCGGCTCGCCGGGTGCTTAAGCAGTAAAATCAACGACTTACGTCGTTACGAGAGGGCCCTTCGGGGCCCTTTTTGTTTGTGGTTTGACAAAACTTCCTCAACAGCGTAAAAAGCACGTAACCCCGAAACATTTTATGCGCTGCAGACCGGTCGGGCGGACGACATGCAGACTGAAGCGCAACACTCGCATGTGAGGATTTCCAAATGGCGAATACACATTTCTCCGGTCCCGTACTCTATTCTGGCACTAACACAAACGCTTACTTCGCTGGTATGGCCGAGATGCCGATTGGCGTCAACCCTGCTGTATTCTCCTTGATGGACGACTTCGTTGGTGTGGCGTTTGATTCCACCAATGATTGGACTGTGATCAAAGACACCGGTGCTTCCGTGGGCATCGTGGCTGACACTGTTGGTGGTGAGCTGGCTCTGACATCTACTGCTACAACTGACGACGATGGCGCTTCCATTCAGGGCAACGAGATATTTGCTGTAGCTGCAAACACTGGCATCTTCTTCTCCACCCGCATCAAATGCAACGACGCTGACCAGACTGACATTTGTGTTGGTTTGACGTTGAACTTTGCAACTAACCCCGAAGCAATGCTGACTGCAACTGACCGCATCGTGTTCCAAGTGAACGACGGCAACGCGTCAATTCTGTGCAAGACTGAGAAGAACGGCACTGAGACTTCCACCGACTCTGGTGTGGACTTGGCTGACAACACGTACGTGGTTCTGTCCTTCCAAGTATCCGGCACCGGCAGCGTGATATTCTTCGTTAACGGTCGCCAAGTTGCCCAGCACAGCACCAACATCCCGGACGACGAGAATCTGACGATGGCAGCCATGAGCGTGTCTGGTTCCGCCAGCGGCACACGTGTAACCACGTTGGATTACATAATCGGGACACAAACCCGCTAAGGAGTAAGCCATGAGTGACGTCGAAAAGGCTAAAAAACCAGCCAAAAAGACCACCAAGGAACAAGCACCTACGCCTGTTGAGCTGCCTGCCGTGGGCTCAGCTGCGCGAAAAGCGATGATCTTACAGGGTCTCATCAAGGAGTAATTTATGGCTTTTGATATTTGGGCTATAACACCCGCCCCGGACGATGACTCCCTGCGTGTTAATGCTTCCATAGCGGCCGCAGGTGTGTTGACGCTGATAACCGGCAACGTGTCTCCTTATGGTACTGGGTACAAGATCGCTATCACTTCGGCGGGTAACGACTCGGGTATTACCTTCACTATCGTTGGTATAAAAGTTGGTGACCTTAGAGGTGACAGCACTACCGAAGTGGTTACCGGCGCAAACGCTGCTGTTGCTACGTCAACTAACTTCTACACCGAGATCAAGAGCATTAGGGCAAGCGGTGCGTCTGCCGGTAACGTGAAGATTGGCTCTGTTGGTTCGCTGGCGTTTCCGCGCACGCGGCTCAAGAGCTTTTACTTTGTCGGTGCAGCAAATGCGGGGTCTGTTAAGTTTAATTTGAATGGCTCCAGTGGGGCTTTGCTGCTTCAGCTGGACACACCTGCTGGCTCTGGGGCGTTTTCAGACAGCGTCACTATTCCGGGCGATGGCATATTAACAACTCGCAGCGGCGTATCTGATTTTGCGGTTATGACCTTAACTGAAGTTACTAATGTGACGGTGTTCTGTGGCTAAATCACCTGCTTGGACTCGTAAAGAAGGCAAAGACCCGAAGGGCGGGCTAAACGCCAAGGGTAGAGCTTCGGCAAAAGCTCAGGGTATGAACCTGAAGCCGCCAGCTCCGAAACCCAAAACCGACAAAGACGCGGCTAGACGCAAGTCGTTTTGCGCCAGAATGTCGGGGATGAAGGCCAAGAACACGAGCGCCAAGACGGCCAATGACCCGAACAGCCGGATAAATAAGAGCCTTCGGGCTTGGAATTGTTGAGGTAGTTATGCCAGCCGTTTCTAAACGCCAGCGTAAGTTCATGATGGCCGTAGCAAACAACCCTAAATTTGCCAAACAAGTGGGCGTTCCCCAGTCAGTAGGCAAAGAATTTAGCGGCGCTGATAAGCGCAAAGGAGCAAAGAAATGATGGATATGAAGATGATGTCCCCACGTAAGCGTATGGACATGGAAGGCTCTGGCTCCATGAAGAAAATGGCAATGGGCGGTTCCTGCGGCACCAAGAAAATGATGGGCGGCGGTATGGCTAAGAAGGGCTACGCTGCAGGCGGGGTGACTCGCGCTGACGGTATAGCTGTTAAGGGCCACACCAAAGGCAAGATGGTCTGACTATGATGCCTTGTCGCGGGATGGGGGCCACGGCCCCCAATAAGTTGCCCGGGCCTGCCTTCAAAAAAGGCGGCACCGTTAAGGACGCCTGCTACAATAAGGTCAAAGCGCAGTACAAAGTTTTCCCATCGGCGTACGCTTCTGGTGCCATTGCCAAGTGCCGTAAGCGGGGTGGGTGATGGCCGTTCGCAAAACTGAGAAAGGTGCGTCGCTGAAACGCTGGTTCAAGGAAGACTGGAAAGACGTTCGTACGGGGAAGGATTGCGGCAGGCAGGCGGGTGAAAAACGCGGCACGCCTTACTGTAGACCGAGCAAGCGGGTCTCCGAGAAAACTCCAAAGACCTCAAGTGAAATGACCTCTGCGGAAAAAAGCTCGCGTATAGCCCAGAAGAAACGTTTAGGTCAGCCTGCCGGGGCCCCCAAAAGGGTTGACCCCCTCAAGAGGAAAAAGTAATGGCAACATCCGGCACTACCGCGTTTAATCTAGACTTCACCGAGATTGCGGAAGAAGCGTGGGAGCGGGCTGGGCGGGAAATGCGTTCTGGTTACGACCTTAGAACTGCACGCCGTTCGATGAATCTGCTGACGATAGAGTGGCAGAACCGTGGTATCAACATGTGGACGATTGAGGAAGGCACACTTACCCTCGTGCAAGGGACGGCTACTTATAACCTTCCAGCGGATACCATTGACTTGCTGGAGCACGTTGTGCGCACCGGAGCGGGTAATGCTACTACTCAGTCTGACCTGAACATCTCCAGAATAAGCGTCTCTACCTACTCAAGCATACCTAACAAGCTGGCTCAAGGAAGACCGATTCAACTATACATCGACCGAGGACAAGTAAATCCAACGGTAACTGTATGGCCGGTGCCGGATCAAGGCACACAGGGGCAACCGTACTATATAATGAAGTACTGGCGTATGCGGAGAATACAAGATGCGGGTAGTGGGGTGCAGACCCCGGACGTTAACTTC